AAATATAGGTCCTAAACTTGATTACAGAAATATTATAATTAATGGTGATTGTTCTGTTGCTCAAAGAACAACTTCAACATCAAGTGTATCTAGCGGATCTACTTATGTTGTTGATAGAACTTTTGTTTATGTAACAAATGCTGGAACTTGGACTATGAGTCAAGACACTGCTGTACCAAGTGGTTCAGGATTTGGAAAATCAATTAAATTAGATTGTACTACAGCAGATGCAAGTTTAGGTGCAGCAGATTATATAGCTATGCAACAAAGAATTGAAGGTCAAAATTTACAATATATTAAAAAAGGTACATCTTCTGCTGAAAGTCTTACATTATCTTTTTGGGTATACGCCACAAAAACAGGAACAAATATTTGTGAGTTATATGATGCAGATAATACAAGACAAATTTCTAAAAGTTATACGGTAGATACTACTAATACTTGGGAAAAGAAAACTATAACTTTTGCTGGAGATACATCTGGAACATTAGATAATGATAATGCTACTTCAATGACATTGTTATTTTGGTTAGGAGCTGGCTCTAATTATACATCTGGAACTTTAAACACAAGCTGGGCATCAGCAACAAACGCAAACAGAGCAGTTGGTCAAGTTAATCATGCAGATAGCACATCTAATAATTTTTATATTACCGGAATACAATTAGAAGCCGGCGATACAGCTTCCGAGTTTGAATTTTTACCTTATGATGTAAATTTACAAAGATGTTATAGATATTTTGAATTAATAAATACTGGTGGAGTAGGAAAAATAACTGGTACAGGAGGTTCTTATGATAATAATGTTTTATTAATGTCTTATACATGGGTTACCAAAAGAACAACACCATCAATTTATCAAGTATCTGGAACTGATTATTTTTATTTTTATGGAAGTGGTTCTGAAAACGATGCTTTTGATTTATGGAAAATATATAGTGCAAATTATTTAGGTGGTTTATTATATAGTGATGATAGTTCTATATCAGTATCAGATAACGTAATAGGATGGTTTCAATTAAATAATGCAGCGGCAGTTTTAGGATTAAATGCGGAGCTCTAATTATGATTATTAATACAGTTACAAAATATTATTTACATGGTGAACATGCAGGATATGTTGTTACTTATAAAAATAGCAATATTACTCAATCAGTTCCTGTAGCAGAAGACAACAAAGACTACCAAGAAATCCAAGAATGGGCCAAGATAGAGGGCAATAACATCATCGACAACGGAGCGTAGACCATGTTTTTTGGCGCTGCTGCTTTTTCACAAATACCTTTTGCGACTACTGTTCCATTAGACGCACAGATTACAGCTACTGCAAATCCATTAACTTTTGCTATTGGTAATGTAAATATTTCTGCTAACAATATTATTGAAGTTGTTGCAGCGGATCCATTAGACATTACAAGTGTAATGCCAACAGTTACAACGACTGTTAATATTACAGCTAACTCAAATGCTCTGACTTTAAATTTAGGTTCATCAGCAATTTCTGGAGACGCTAATATTACTGCTTCATCTAATGCCTTGACAACTGCGTCAACTCAGCCTACAGTGACAGGATCTGCAGTTGTAAATGTTGAAGCTAATCCTTTATCATTTACAGTTAATGATGTAGGGGTTATTGTTTGGAATCCAATAGATCCAGGACCAACAAATGTGTGGGTAGAGATAAAACCGTACGGAGGAACACCATAATATGGCATCAACTTATTCAGATGATTTACAATTAGAAATAATGACAACCGGCGAAAAAGCTGGTTTGTGGGGAAGTATTACTAATGACAATTTAAAAATTTTAGAATTAGCAGCTTCAGGATATTATACAGTTAGTATTGCTGCAGGAGATTTAACTTTAAATCTAGATAATGGTTCTGCTTTAGGAGATAGCACAGCCACTGGTAAAAATTTAATGATTGAAGTTACTGGAACATTGGCGGCTAATAGAAGTATTACAATGCCAACAGGTGCAGAAAGAATTTTTATAGTTAAAGATAGCACAGTAAGAGGAACTTCTAATTATACAATTGGAGTTTCAAATGTAGGTGGATCAGGAGCAGGTATTATTCCTCTTCCTGTTGGTGCAACTGCCGCTTTTTATACAGATGGCACAGGTTCGAATGCCATGAAATTATTAGGAATTTTAAAAGAAGGCTATGTTACTGTTACTAATGGAAGTAATTCACCTTATACAGCAGTCAATGGTGATGTAGTAATGGGAGTTACAAACTCAGGTGGTGGAGGAACTATTCAAGTTACACTTCCAGCTTCACCTTCAGCTGGCGATGAAGTTACAATTATGGATACATCTAGTACTGGAGGATTTGCGTCTAACAAATGTACTGTAGATCGAAATGGTACTAATATTTTAGGCGCAGCATCTAATGTAGATTTAACTGCTAATAATCAAGCAGTAACTCTTATCTATACTTCCAATGCAACAAAAGGTTGGATATATAAAACTAATACAGGATAAGGAGTTTAATGCTTACGGAAATTAAGTTTGCTCCTGGAATAGACAAACAAGACACAAGTGTTGGAGCAGTTGGTCGTTGGGTTGATTCTGATCTTGCACGATTCAGATATGGTTTACCAGAAAAAATAGGTGGTTGGTCTTCTTTATTAACAGACACTATTGTTGGAGTTGCTAGAGCTCAATATTCTTTTGTTGATAAAACTGGAAATAGATATGTAGCTATAGGAACAGATAAATTTTTACTTATTTATTTTGAAGGTCAACTTTATGATATTACTCCTTTTAGAGATAATAATGTAGGGGCCCAAACTACTTTTACATCTTCTACTTTAGCAACCAATAGTACAACTGTAAAAACTTGTACTATTACTACAACATCAGATCACGAGTTAGAAGCTGGTGATATTATTTTATTAAACTCCGTAACTCTTCCTGGAGGTACAGGATTAAATGCAAGTGATTTTGAAGATAAACTTTTTCAAGTTTTAACTGTTCCTACTCCAACAACATTTACAATTAATTCTTTAAATCAAGCAAGCGCTGCAGTTACAACAGGTGGAAGTATGACTGTTGAACCTTATGCAACAGTGGGTCCAAGAGAACAAACTTATGGATATGGATTTGGTGTTGGAAATTATGGTGGTACCGTTTCAGGTGCTTTACAAAACGATTTAGATGGAGCATTGGCCGCGGACACTCAAGGTAATAATGGTTCTGCTACCCAAATTAGATTAACATCTACAACAGGATTTCCAACAGCTGGTACAATAGCTATAGAAAATGAATTAATAACATACACTGGGGTTGCAGGAGTTGAACTAACAGGTATAACTAGAGGTGCCGATGGTACAGCAACATTTGGTACATCAAATGGTCAAGCTCATAGTGATGGTGAAACGGTTACCAATGCGACTGATTATGCTGGATGGGGATCAGCGGTAGAAGCTTCTACTGTTACTCTTGAACCTGGACTTTGGTCTTTAAGTAATTGGGGCGATGTATTAGTTGCAACAATTGCAAATGGAAAAACTTACACATGGGATTCATCTGCTTCAGCTAGATTAACTGTTAGAGCATCAAGACAAACATTGTCGGCAGGATCTAGTACTTTACAAAATTCAAGTTATTGGACAGGAACAGGAACTTATACTTCAGGAAATACTTTAGGAGCGCAAGCTAATGAAGCTGCAGGAAACCCTACAGCATCAAGAATAAGTTTGGTATCTCCAACAACTAGACACTTAATTCATTTAGGAACTGAAACAACAATTGGGGATCCAACAACACAAGATGATATGTTTGTTAGATTTTCTAACGCAGAACAATTAAACCAATACACACCACTTGCTACTAACTCAGCAGGTACACAAAGATTACAAGATGGAACTAAAATTGTTGGAGCGTTGATTGCTAAAGAAAATATTTTGATTTGGACAGACAATGCTCTTTACACTATGAAATTTGTTGGTGCACCTTTTACTTTTGGGTTTGAACAGGTTGGTACAAACTGTGGATTGATAGGTAAAAATGCTTGTATTGAAATTGATGGTGTTGCTTATTGGATGTCTAATAATGGTTTTTTTGCATTTGATGGTACTGTTAACTCACTACCTTGCGCGGTTGAAGATTATGTATTTGATGATGTAGACACAACTAAAGGTCAACAAATTTGTGCAGGATTAAATAATTTATTTACAGAAGTTATTTGGTGGTACCCAAGTTCTGGTTCTGATTTTAATAACAGATCAGTTGCTTATAATTATGGCGAAGCAAAACAACCCCCTTTAGGTACATGGTATACAAATACTAATACTAATTTTAATAGAACAAGTTGGATGGATACTTTAATATATCCTAGACCTTATGCTACTCAATTTAATAGTACTTCTTCAGGTACTTTTCCTTCAGTTATTGGCGAATCGGGATTAGGTCAAACTGTTTATTTTGAACACGAAACGGGGACAGATCAAGTTAATCCTAATGGATCTACTACTAAACTTACTTCATTTATTCAATCTTTTAGTTTTTCTTTACAAGCAGAACAGAGTGAAGTATTTCTAGCTATGCGTAGGTTTTTACCGAATTTTAAAGTATTAAGTGGAAGTAATAACATTACAGTTGGTGTGACTGATTATCCAGCAACAGATGAAGTTGCGTCAACCTACAGTCCGTTTACAGTCCTTCCGACTACAACTCATATAGATACTAGAGCAAGAGGAAGATACGCAAATTTAAAAATAGAAAATACCAACGCTGGAGAGAACTGGAGATTTGGAACTTTTCAAGTAGATTTACAACCGGATGGTAGAAGATAATGACAAAGATAGTAGTAAGATTACCAGAACCAAAAAAAGAATACACTGAAGATAATCAAAGACAAATTAATAGATCAATTAGTTTAATAGTTGAACAATTAAATTCTACATTTTTAACTCAACTAAAAGAAGATCAAGAAAGGTTTACGTGGTTTAATGGCTAATGTATATAGAAAAATAAATACTGATTTAGTAGCAGCAACTGTTAATACTGCTTACACCGTTCCTGATAACTCAAGAGCTTTAGTTAAGTCTATACATGTATATAATAACGGCGCGGGGGCCGCGGATGTGACTGTGACTATTGGAGATTATGCAAGTGGAACAGATTTTATTTATGATAATTCAGCAACATTAGCAGCTAAAGCTAAAGAAGAATTTGTAACCAATATATTAGTTTTAGAAGAACAAGATACATTAAAATTTTTATCTGATATAACGGGACCAGATGTAACAGTAAGTTTATTAGAAACAAATAGGGAGGATAAATAACATGGCGTTTAAAGAACAAGAAGCAAGTGTACAATATGAAAAGTTAGATGGTAAGGATGTTCCTTATATCAAACCTGAAGTATGGGTCACTCTGACAAATACTGAAACTGGACAAGAATACCAGTCAGATAAAGAAGCAGAAGATGACATAAATGATGCTAACACTGCTACTAAAAAAGAACACATTAAGAGGGATGTCGAGCTAAGAATAGCAGAAATTCCTTTAGGTTCTGCTAGTAAATAGCATTGACGATTGATGAAAAAGTTAGTAAATTGTGATACAATAGCATTAATACAAGTCTTGCAAACTTGCTTTTCATTTATAACACAAAGATAAAATATGGGATTTTTAAAAAAGATATTCAAACCAGTTTCCAAAGTACTAGATAAAATAGTACCTAATGAGATAAAGCCTGCTTTACCTTATTTATCAGCGT